CTCGGCACCACATGGGCGGGGACACTGACCCTGGAGGCGGACGGTACGGGGCTGCGGTACACGGTGGACCTGCCAGACACGCAGGCCGGTCGTGACGCGAAGGTGCTCGCCGCACGCGGCGACATGAAGTGGTCGTCGTTCGCGTTCCGCACCATCGACGACGAGTGGTCGCAGACGGACCAGGGTTTCCCCCTGCGCACCCTGCGGGCCGTCCAGCTTGTCGACGTGGCACCCGTGAACTCCCCCGCGTACACGGACACGTCGGTGGCCCTGCGGTCTCTGGCCGCCCAGACTCCCGAGGCCCCGGCCTCGGAGACCGACCCGGAGGGCAGCGGCGACCCGCACCCCTCGACGCCGGTCCTACGCGCCAAGAAGTTCGACCTTGAGGCGCAGCGGTAACTCCCGGCCTGGGCAGCGGTGACCCGCACCCGGCAACGCACCACCCCGCATCACCCCGACGAGCAGCGGTGACCCGCACTCGTCACCTTGTCACGCCCCAAGCCGGGGCACCCCACGTCCCAATGGAGGACACTATGACCTACATCGACACCCTGGCCGAGAAGCGCCAGAACATCTGGGAGCAGGCTAAGGCCCTGCTCGACCACGCCGAGGAAGAGGGGCGCGACCTCACCGCCGAGGAGGCGGGGCAGTACGAGGCCATGTCCGCGGACCTCACGGCACTGCGTTCGCGCATCGACTCGATCGCCAAGGCTGACGAGGAGAACCGGGCCGTCACTGAGGCGCTGGCCGACATGGTCGGCAACGCCACCCGGGTCAACGCCCCTGAGGTCAACGCCCTGCGCGCGTTCCTGCGTGGCGAGGCTGGCCGGGCCTACGACGTGCCGATCGAGCAGCGCGCCGACCTGACCACCACGTCCGGTGCTGGTGTCATCCCCCAGGGATTCCACAACCAGCTCTGGGAGTACATGGTTGCTGCGGCTGACCTGCTGTCCAAGGTCGACGTCATCAACACGACCAGCGGTGAGACGATCAAGTTCCCGCGGGTGACCGCGTACTCGACCGTTGCGTCCACCGCTGAGACCGTCGCGCTCACCCAGTCCGAGCCGACCCTCGGTTCGGTCGACTCGACCGTGTCCAAGCAGGGCTACCTGGTGCAGATCAGCACCGAGCTGCTCACGGACTCCGCGTTCAACCTCGAGGCGTACCTCGCCAAGTGGGCCGGGCGCGAACTTGGTAACGCCGTTGGTGCGACTGCCGCGTCGGTGGCCCTGGCCGCTGCTGCCGCTGGTGTGACGGGTGCGACGGGTACGACCCTGGGCTTCGGTGTGCAGTCGACCGCGGGTGCCGGGTTCGACTACCTGATCTCCCTGTTCCACTCGGTGACCGCGCCGTACCGGAACAGCGCTTCGTGCGCGTGGGTGCTGGCTGACCCGACCGCTGCGATCGTCCGCAAGATCAAGTCCGCGGACGGCGTGTACGTGTGGCAGCCGGCGGTCATCGCTGGTCAGCCTGACCTGATCCTGGGGAAGCCCGTTGTGATCGACGGGAACATCCCGGTTCCGGCCGCGTCCGCTGAGTCGATCCTGTTCGGTGACCTGGCCTCGGTCAAGACCCGCATCGCGGGTGGGTTCCGGTTTGAGCGCTCGGACGACTTCGCGTTCAACGAGGACGTGTCGACGTTTAGGGCTGTTGTGCGCCACGGTTCCGTTTCCGTGGATGCAAATGCCCTGAAGACGTTCACGCATTCCGGGACCTGAGCCCCGATCTAGTCCCCACTGAGGCCGCGTGCGCTGCAATCGCGCGCGGCCTCAGTGGCCCCCGCCTATTGCAGAGGTGAGTTCCAATGAATACATGCGAACAGTGCGGCTCCATCATCGTCGGACGCCGCAAGGGCGCGCGCTACTGCACGAGGAGTTGCAACGATGCCGCGCTGTACGCGGCGCGCCCGGGCTGGCGCCCGGCACTAACGGCCTGCGCCTGGTGCTCAGGTGAGTTTGTGGCGTACAAGTCCACCCACCGATTCTGCTCACGGAAGTGCCGCGAGAAGGGCTGCTACCGAGACCGGGCGGGGTATCCAGCCCCCGTGCCGTGTAACTGGTGCGGCAAGACCTTCACTCCGCCGACCCACAAGGCGTCCATATATTGCAGCCCCCTGTGTCGCAGCAAGGCGCCGATCCTGACGACATACAACACAACGGGCGCGCGCCTATTCAAGATGCTGGCAGATCAGAACGGTCTATGCGCGACGGGCTGCGGCACCGAGCTGTCGCTGCTAGTCGCTCGTGGGCATCCGATGTCGGCTCACGTCGATCATGACCACAAGTGTTGCAATGACGGATACCGAACGTGCGGACAATGTGTTCGCGGGCTGATGTGCCCTCAGTGCAATCTGACCCTCGGTTGGCTTGAGGCGAAGACAAACCAGATATCTCCCCTCGACAGGTGCCTCGCCGTGGCTGCCTACCTACTGCGCGACACAAACGCTCTATCGATGGAGGCAGTATGCGCGTCAAGATGAAGTTCCAGATCACCGGCACCCGTAACGGCGCGTACTGGCCTGCACCGGGTGACGTGATTGACCTGCCTGACCATGAGGGCGCGAAGATGTGCGCTGCGGGGTCGGCGGTGCCGGTTGTTGAGACGGCGACCGCCCCGAAGGTTGAGACGGCCACCGTGACGACCGCCCCTGCCCCGCCCGCGCCGAAGCGGACGCGGCGGTCCTGACATGACCGTGACCCTGGCCGACCTGGCTGACTACCTGGCCATCACCGCAGCTGACAGTCGGTACGCACAGGTCCAGGACGTGTTGGACGCGACGCTTGAGCACGTTGCCAGCATCGTCGGTCCGGCTGGTGCTTCGACCGTCACGGTTCGCCCCACGGGGTACAAGTTGATCCTCCCCGCGACGAACCTGGCGACTGTGGGCACGGTGACCGACCCCCTCGGCGCGGTGGTGACACCCACGGACACGGACCTGGCGTCAGGCGTTGTGACCATCGCCACGGTGGTGACACCGGGCGCGTACACGGTCACGGTGACCCGTGGGGATTCCGCGTCGGTTGATGAAGCGGTGCGGATCATCGCGAAGCACTTGTGGGAGACGCGTCGTGGGCGTGCTGGTCGGGATGCTGCGTTCGCGCAGGGTGACGAGCAGGTGCCTATGGGGTTCGCCATTCCGCGGCGTGCGGCTGAGCTGCTGGCGCCCGTGACCGTGCCGGGCTTCGCATGACCACGACGCGTCTAGGTGAGGCCGTTGACGCCCTGGTGGCCTTGCTTGAGACGGAAACAGGTTTGCAGGTGTTGGACGGTCCGACTCTCGATGTCGTCATGGATGAGGCGATCGTTGTTGGGTTGGAGACGGACGGCCCGGGGTATTCGACTGATGTGTCCATTGAGGACGGCTTGGGTCGCCCGAGGATGCGTGAGGACTTCACGGTCGGGTGCATGTTGACCTTGGTGTCGGGTGACGCCGCTGTGGGCCCGTTGCGGACCCGGGCGTCGACCATTCTGGGGCAGATTGATGACGCGTTGCGTGACGTGCACCGCACGTCGGTGTGGGAGGAAGCGTCGGTTTCCGGTGGCACGAAGTGGGCGCCGTTGCAGACCCCTGACGGTGTGTCCGTTGTGGTGTTCTTCGCGGTCCGGGGGTCGTGCCTGCTGTGAGGTCGACGCGTTCGACCGCGACACGGGTTGGGCGTCAACGTGAACGGTTGACGACCTACGGGACGTCGAACTACAACGCCGCGCGCCGTGCAGCGAAGTCCAGTGGGGCGCCCGGTCTGACGATGGGCTGGAACTGGGACGGGGTTGTGTACCTGTCCGACCGGCTCAAGGCGGTCCCCGAGGAGTTCCGCGGCGAGATGCGCCCACAGCTTCTCGGTGTCGGCAACAAGGTCAAGGCCGCTGCTGCCGCCAACTCGTCCTGGTCGTCACGCATCCCCGGTTCCCTGAATGTCCGGGTGAGCCTCAAGGGCAACCGCATGGGCGTGTTCGTTGCTGCTCGCGCGTCAATCGCACCCCACGCCCGCGCTTTCGAGGGCTTGTCCGGGTCGCCGTTCCGTCACCCCGTTTACGGGGCGGACCGCTGGGTCGACCAGGCCGCACGCCCGTACCTGTTCCCCGCGGCACGGGACCACAAGGACGAGATGGAAAAGGCGGTCATCGAGGCTGTCGGGTCCGCGTTCAAGCGGGCTGGCGTCACTAACTGATTCTCCCGGTCCGGTCGGGCTCGGGTCTCACCAACACAAAGGAGCCACCATGGCTGCTCTCACCACATCCGACCGGTACTTCGCGGTCGGCGTCACCGAGGTCGTTTACATTCCGACGATCGCGGCTACCACCCTCATCCCCACCAGGGCTGAGATCACGGCGGGGACTGTCCTGACCAACGAGATCGCGGACATCTCCGGTTGGACGAAGCAGGCCGGGTCGATCCCGGTGGCTGACCTGGGTACTCGGTTCACGGGGAACCTGCCCGGTCGGATCACCGTGGACTCGTCCTCGCTGACGTTCTACGCCGACAAGGAAGGCACGGACGTTCGCGCGACCTTGCCGCAGGACACCGAGGGGTACATCGCCTTCATGGACGGCGGTGACGTGGCGGCGTCCAAGATGGACGTGTACCCGATCCGCGTGTCCTCGCTCGGGAAGGTCCGTTCCACCAGTGACCAGGCCGCGCAGATCACGGTGGCGTTCGCGATCACGTCCGAGCCGGCCACTGACGTGGCGATCCCGGCCGCGGTCTGACATGACCGCTCTTGATGATCTCCTGGCACGGGGTCGCCGCCGCGGGACGTTCCCGTTCGCGGTTGGCGACTCCGTGCTTCAGGTCGAGTTCGAGGCGTTGAAGCCGAGTGAGTACGAGGCGTTGTCGCAGGCGCACTTGGCCGAGGATGGTGGGCAGGACCCTGCGACGTTCCTCCCCGCCCTGGCGTCTGCGTGCGCGGTCGAGGACAACGACCTGGACAAGTGGACGACCCTGCTCACGGACGGTGTGTCCGCCGGTGAGGCCAACGCCCTGTACCAGCGGCTCCTGGTCCTGAACTACGGCACCGTCCCCGCGGAGGCTCTGGGAAAAGACTGAGCGTCGACCGCCTGTTCGCGGCACGTATGGCCTACTGCGGGCCAAAGGCGTTGCCGTTGTCGGAGTTCCTGTCGTGGGACGAGTCCGACCAGGCGTCGGCGCTGGCGTGGCAGTCCCATGAGGCGAAGCGGTGCCCGTCGTGTGGGTATCACCCGGATGACGGTCAGCCGCACGCGCACGTGGACGTGTGCCCGGGGTGTGTGCAGGTCGAGCACACGAACGCCACTGATGAGTCGAAGGTTCGTGGTGCTGGTGTGCGCCTGGTGCGTGGCACGGCAGCGGATTGCCCGCGGTGCATGTCCGTCATCGAGATGAACAGTCGGGGGTGATCTCGGTGGCTTGGAGCGGTAGCAACGTCAAGGTCATGGTGTCGTCTGAGTTTGATGCTCGTGGGATCACTCAGGCGGAGAAGGAGTTTCGTCGCGCCCATCAGATGCAGTCTCGGGCGGCTACGGAGATGGCCCGTGTTGAGGAACGGGCGGCGGCGCAGCGTCGTGAGGCGATCAACACGACGGCGAACGCGATGGGTGCCCTGGGTTTGGCGATGGTGGCCGTGGCGGGGCTCGCTGTGGCGAAGTCTGCGGAGTTCTCCGCTGCCATGTCCAACGTTGCCGCGACGGGTGTCAGCCGGCTTGACGAGTTGCGTGCTGCTGCGATGCAAGCCGGCCGGGACACGGCGTACACGGCGATCGAGGCGGCTCAGGGTATTGAGCAGATGGCGAAGGCTGGTGTCGCGGCCGAGGACGTCCTCTCTGGCGGTCTGACTGCGACCCTTGACCTTGCCGCGGCGGGTCAGCTTGAGGTGGCCCGCGCCGCCGAGATCACGGCCATCACCTTGAAGCAGTTCGCCCTCTCTGGCCAGGATGCGACGAAGGTTGCTGACCTGTTGTCCGCAGGTGCGAACAAGGCCGTGGGTGGGGTTGAGGAACTCGCACAGGGCCTCGCCTACGTCGGTCCCGTGGCAGCGCAGATGGGTGTGTCGTTGGAGGAGACGACGGGCACCTTGGCGATGTTCGCTGAGCAGGGCATCCTCGGGCAGAAGGCTGGCACGGGCCTGCGTGGTGTGCTCATGTCGATGACCGCCCCGTCTGCTGCGGCGACCCGGGCGATGGAGGAATACGGGATCTCCGTGTTCGACGCGCAGGGCGAGTTCATCGGCCTTGAGGGTGTCGCGGGGCAACTCAAGGACCAGTTCGGGGCGATGGACGAGGCAACCCGTTCAGCCGCCCTGGGTCAGATATTCGGCAACGAGCAGATCACCGCCGCGCGCGTCCTGTACCAGAACGGTGCTGAGGGTGTGCGCGAGTGGACTGAGGCCGTGGACGAGTCCGGGTACGCGGCACAGGTCGCCGCCGACCGCCTCGACAACTTGCAGGGCGACGTGAAGATCCTGCGCGGGTCGCTCGAGACCCTGTTGATCTCGCTCGGTGAGGGTGGGCAGGGGCCGTTGCGTGGGCTTACACAGTCGGTCACTGAGGTGGTGAACGCGCTCGCGGAGATGCCCGAGGAGGCACAGTCGGCCCTGTTGGCGATCGTCGGTGGTGGTGGTCTGGCCCTTGTGGGCGTGGCGGGCGTGGCGAAGTTGACGCTTGCGGTGTCGCGGACGATCACCCAACTGAAGCTGTTGTCGACGACGGCGAAGCTGACGGGTGGTGTTGCTGCGGGTGCGCTCGCGTTGGGGACTATCGCGTTGATGGCGTGGGCGTCGCAGGCTGCGGATGCGCGTGCCCGGACGCAAGAACTTCAGGGCACGCTCGACGAGTTTGGGCGGACCACGGGCGAGACCTTATCTGCGATCAACGACGCGCTCTCCACTGACCGGGGCGGGTTCCTTGACGGCATCTTCGGCAAGGACCCCGAGTCGCTGATCGACATGGGTGAGCGGTTGGGTCTCACTGTCGAGGACTTGCAGGCCGCCATTCTTGGTGAAGAGGCCGCTATGGCGCGGGTGAATGCCGCCACTGCGGAGTACGCGGACGGCCACAGCCACAAGACGACCGAGATGAACAACTTTACGAAGGCGTTGCAGGCTGAGCGTGACGCGCTGACCGGTGCGGAGAAGGCTGCGGGTCAGAAGGCTATCGCGGATGAGGCTGCGGGGATTTCGTCTGAGGATCTTGCGGCGAGTGTTGCGTCGGCTACGGGCGAGTTGCAAACCCAGGCTGAGGTCATTGAGGAAGCCATTGGCCTCATGGCCGAGCTGGCCGGCGTAGTGCTGTCCGAGCGGGACGCGCAACGCGGGTTCGAGGAATCCTTGGACAGTGTGACGGAGGCGCTTGAGACCAACGGCAAGACGTTGGATATCACCACGGAGGCGGGGCGCGCGAACCAGTCAGCCCTTGATGACGTGGCTGCGTCTGGGTGGAAACTGATCGAGTCCATGCAGGAGAACGACGCCACACAGTCAGAGTTGCAGGCGACTATGGCGACGTCCCGGCAGGCATTCTTGGATGCTGCCGCCGCGATGGGTCTCGGCGCCGAGGAAGCGAACGCTCTCGCGGATGAGATGGGTCTGATCCCGGAGAACATCGATGTGTCCGTTGAGGTGGAGACCGCGGCGGCGGAACGGAAACTGCGGACGATCCAGACGATCCTCGCCGGCATGAAGGACTTCGTCATCACCGCTGATGTGCGAGCACAGGGCGGGTACGACGAGCACCGGGCCGGGGGCGGTCCCGTGGTTGCTGGTCGCCCGTACATGGTCGGTGAGCGTGAGCCGGAACTGTTCGTCCCGGACCAGTCGGGGATGATCTACAACCAGGCCCAGTTGGCTGCGATGGGGAGTCGTGCCCCTGAAGCATACGGCCCGGTCCATAACTCTGCGCAGTCCACCACGACCGTTTACATCACGGCGGATGTGTCGCGTTTGCAGTCGGTTGGTCAGTTGGAGCAGTTCATTGGTAATGCTCGCAGGCTTGGCCGTCAACAGGGTGGGGTGAGCGCCTGATGGGTCAGTCTTTGACGCACGCTTTCACGACGACGTATGACTCGACGACGCAGCGTGCGATCAACCTGAAGATCTACTACAACTCGTCGCTCGCGGTCTCCGACTCGGTGAACGACCTGGACGTGACGGGTGACTGGCCGAACCTGACGAACCACTCGACGGCGATCAGCATCGGTAGTGGTGGCGGGTCGCAACTGATCTACGACAACACGGTCTACTTCACGAAGGACAACTCGTCGAAGTCGTTCGCGGCGTCGTTGACGGGTATCGAGTTCTGGGGTGCGAGTAACGTCATCTCGACGAACGGGTCGGTGTCGATCCCGCCCGGGCTGCCCGCTGCCCCGACGGGTGTCACGGCTACCCGGGTGTCGGATACCCAGCACACGGTCTCGTGGACGCGGAATGCGACGACGACGGCACCCTACTCGTCGCAGCGTGTGCAGCGGTCTACCGACGGTGGGTCGTGGGCGACGGTCCTGGATGTCTCGACGTACTACACGACCACCGGGTCGCACTCGTGGTCGGACATGACGACGAGCGCGGATCATTCCTACAGGTACCGGGTGATCGCGAACAACAGCACAGGTTCTGCGACCTCCGCGGAGTCGGCCACGGTGTACACGACCCCGGCCGCCCCGGGCACCCCGTCCGCGGTGAAGTCCGGGGCGAACATTGTCCTGAGCTTTTCTAACACGGCCCGGCATGACGTCGGGATCAAGGTCTACGCCAGCCAGGACGGTGGGGCGTTCGCGCTCCTG